AAGCACCAGTTGCCTACCCAACCGATGGTCAGTCGTACGTCTGGGATGAACCGACCACAGCATGGAAATTGTTTGAGGAGCCAAAATGACTATCTCTCGCAACCTATCTATCTTGGCGGAAGGCGTCAGATCGTCTGGCGTGCTTGCCGTGACCAATGAATGCGTGGTTGCCGCACTCGTTCACGCGGCACGCGGCAACCAAACCCATGCGCTTCATTCACTTCAACATCGGTGTGCGGGAGGTCGCCGCGCCAACGGCGCCGCCCGCTTCGACTGACGTGGAGGTGATTTGAGCAAGTTTTGTATTCGGTTCAACCAGTCGCGCGGACAACCGGGTCGTGGTACAGTCGAGCATGTTTGGCGCGTGTTCGAAGATGGTAAGGAGAGGCTGTTCAAGCACCTCCGCATCACGGTGCCGGTTTGGGACGAACGCGACGGTGAACAGTGGAATGTGTGCTGTGAAGGCACACTGACGATAGACCGGGAAACCTCCACGGCTATCATTGGGGCAGAAGAGAGAAGGAGCTTATGATGATCAACCTTTCGCATAGCATAGAAGAAATCAACGCCATTCTTCAGGCCCTCGCCAAGCGGCCTTTCGAAGAGGTCGCCGACTTGATCACCAAAATCAAGACCAGCGCGATGGCCCAGCTGGCTCCTGCACCGGCGCCTGTCGAAGCGCCGCCCGCCGAAACCGCTCCGGCGCCTGAAGACGCTGAGACCCCGGCCCAGTAAGGAATCGCGGCGCTATGGATCAATCAGTCGTCAATTTGGCTCTTAGCGCCGTTCTCGCCACGATTGGATGGTTTGCCCGTCAACTGTGGGGCGCTGTCCAAAAACTGAAAGACGACTTGCATAAGATCGAGGCCGACCTGCCCAAAACTTACGTTTTGAAGGACGACCTCGACAAACGCATGGACCACATCGAACACATGATCCAGCGGATCTACGACAAGCTCGACGGAAAATTGGATAGGTAATGGACCCTCTTACAATCCTAGCTCTCGCCAAGGCCAGCTACGAGGCCATCAAGGCCGGTATCTCGGTCGGCAAAGAGATGCAGGAAATGTATGAGAACGTTTCATCGCTTTTCGATAGTGTCGGCCACCTCACGCGGATCGCCGCTGAGCCGCCAAGGCCGGGCCTGTTCGGTGAAAAGTCGGCGGAACAGATCGCCATAGATGCCTTTATGGCAAAGGCCGAAGCTGATACGATGATGCAGGAGGTGAAGAACACCTTCATCGCGGAATACGGTTTGGCCTCGTGGGATCAAATTCTGAAAGAGACCACGCGCATCAAGAAAGCGCAGAAAGCGATAAAGCTCCAAGAGCAGAAAGAGCACGAGGAACTTATGAACAACGTAATGCTCTATGGAACCGTCGCCCTTCTCTTCTTGTTTTTGGCCGCTTGCGGCGTGATGACCATCATCGCCATGACGCACTAGGAGCCTGCCTGTGACCATCGACACCCGCCAACAGCTTCTCACGCAGATCAACTCGCAGATCAAGTTGAACGGCACCGGCGCCATCACTGGCCCGATCCTGAACAACATCCTCGACACGATAGTCAATTCGTCCCTGTTCAGCACGGGCGTGTGGTCGCAATACACCAGCTATGCGCCGCTCGACATTGTGACCTACAGCGGTGCGACCTACATCGCCATCGTTCCCAACGTCAATCAAGTTCCGCCCAATACGACGTATTGGTCCCTGTTCTCATCGACTTCGGGCGGCACCGGCAACACGATCTATACGGTAACGCAACTCGCCAACAACCCGGTTACCGGCACGCCGTCCAGCTCCACCTATTTGCGCGGTGACGGCACTTGGGCGGTCGGCAGTGGCGGCGGAGGTGGTGCGCAAGGTGGTGGCGCAGTGGCTTCAAATCCGGTTTACACGGATCAGTGCTTCTTCGTGAACAGCAAAACCATTCAGACCAGTTCCACCATCCCCACCGGTGACAACGCTGGTTCGTTTGGCCCGATCACGATTGCAGGCGGCGCCACCGTAACTGTACCTGCGGGTTCCACATGGACCGTCGTCGGCCCGGCCTAAAGAGAAGTCACATGTTCGAATCGTTCAAGCACATGTTCACCGGCGTAGACAACCGGACGTGGGACATAGGCCGCATCCTGTGGGCCAAGATCTCGATTGTCTATTGCGCCATCAGCGGTTACCACGCCGTGGCCCACGGCGTCTTCGACGCCCAGAACTGGGCCATCGGCGCCAGCGCCATTCTGGCGGGCGGTGGCGGCGCGCTATCCTTGAAGGCCAAAACGGAGCCCGGCAATGCTGACCCTGCTGCTTAACCCCTTCGTTCGCAAGATCGCCATCGGCGTCGTCGCGGCGCTCGCGCTGCTGATCGCCTACGGCGTCTGGACTCACCATCTGGAAGCCGTTGGCGCCGCCACGGAAAAGGCCAAGGAGGCGGCGGTCGCCGTGCAGCACGAACAAGAGGTCGTCTCGAAGGCGACCGCTGTCGATCAGGCCGTCGCCAAAGACCCGACCCCGCAGAACACGCTGCAACAGGAATGGAGCCAGCCATGAAACGCCTTTTCACCGCCTCGCTCTTTCTCGTGCTGGCCGGATGCGCGGGCAAGCCGGACGTCCAGATCGTGGACACGTCGTGCTCATGGGTGAAGCCGATCTTCGTCAACAAGGCCGACAAGCTGACCGACAAGACGGCTGGCGAGATCCTTGCGCATGACGACAAGTGGAAACAGTTTTGTGGAACCAAGCCATGAGCGCCGATAATTTTGAGCAGTGCTTAGCCTACGTCCTCCAGTCGGAAGGCGGTTACGTGGACAACCCGGCGGACCCCGGCGGCGCAACCAATCTGGGTTGCACCAAAGTGGTGTGGGAAGCTTTCGTCGGCCACGAGGTCACCAAAACGGACATCAAGAACCTGACGCCCAACGACGTGATGCCGCTCTATCGCAAGCGGTATTGGGACGCGGTGCGCGGCGATGACCTGCCGCACGGCGTCGATTATGCGGTCTTCGACTTCGCCATCAACAGCGGCACGGGCCGCGCCATCAAGGCGCTGCAAAAGGTGCTGGGCGCGACCCCGGACGGGCAAATCGGCCCGAACACGCTTTCTTTGTTAGAGGCCGCGAATCATCGAGACGTGGCGTCGCAGATATGTGAAGCCCGGCTGGAATATCTGCAAGCGCTATCGACATGGCCGACGTTCGGCAGAGGCTGGCGCTCGCGCGTCGCCACCGTCGAGGACAGGGCGTTTCATATGGTGGACTGAGGAGTAACAAATGGCCGGGCTTTACGACAACATCAACGCCAAGCGCAAACGAATCAGCAAGGGTTCTGGCGAGAAAATGCGCTCGCCGGGCGCTTCCGGCGCACCAACGGCGGATGCTTTTCGGAAGTCCAAGCGGACGGCCAAGCGGCGCGGGAGGAAGTGATGGCTGAACGAAAGAAAGGGCCAAGCCTTTCGGTCGGGCGCGGCGAGAAACTGTCCGTCAAGCGCGGCGGCGGTCTGACCGCCAAGGGGCGCAAGAAGTACAACCGCTCCACCGGCAGCAGCCTGAAGGCCCCGACGAAAGATCGCAGCAACCCCCGCCACAAATCGTTCTGCGCCCGGTCGAAGAAATGGAGCAGCGCACGCGGCAAGGCCGCCCGTCGCCGCTGGGGCTGTCGATAAGGACAGGTTGTCAAAGTACAGCTTGTCCTATATACCCGACCTATGTTCGATTTCGCCGCCTTCCTGACCAGCCACTGGGGCAATGCAGACAATCTGCACAGCTTCCTGAAGACCTATGGCCGCGACTATCAGCGCCCGACCCTGTACAAGTGGTTTCTGCGAGGAACCATTCCAGCGGAAGGTTTCGCCATCCTGCTCGCTCTGCTCGAAATTGACTCGGGAAAGCCGATCAGTTTGGTCGGGTATATGAAAGAAACCGCATGAGTCCCGAAGATTTCGCATGGGACTTCGAACTGATTCTTGATGGCGAGCCCATCGGAAAGGGCCGTCCACGCTTCTCGCGTCAGACTGGTCACACGTACACGCCAGAGAAAACAGCTCGCTTTGAAGAGCGGCTGGCGTGGGCGGCCCAAAGCGTCTGGGAGCGCAAGCCGCTTCTCGAAGGGGCGTTGGAAATGGTGGTGCGCGCCTATTTTTCTGTGCCCGTCAGCAAGCCCGTCAAATGGAAAGCGGATGCGCTTTTGAAGAAAATCTTGCCGACCAAAAAGCCCGATATTGACAACATTATCAAGGGCGTAGCCGACGCGCTGAACAAGGTGATCTACGTGGATGACACGCAGATCGTGGCGCTCAAAGCCTACAAGTTCTACTCCGACCGTCCGCGCATCGAAATATTTATCCGTCGCCTCGATTGACAACTTGTCCTTCAGGACTTATGTCTTACGCATCGTTGAAACAGAGGGCAAGTAGCCATGATTCCCATGCCAACTCAAATGTCCGGCGCAAAGTTCTTGGCGGCTCGCCATCGCGCCCTTCTGGCGGACGAACCGCGCGTCGGCAAGACCGGCGCCGCCATCATCGCCGCCGACATGATCCTCGCCAACACGATTGATGTCGTCACCACCGCGTCGGGCCGGGCCGTCTGGCGGCGGGGCTTCCATACGTGGAGCAAGCTGGGGCGCTCCATCGGGATCGTCGGCGTCGATAAGAACGCATCTGATTGCGACGTCCGCATCCTCTCCTACAACGGCGCCACGACCTTCGTGTCCAAGCGCAATACCGATCTGGTGATCCTTGATGAATCGCACAATTGCAAGAACCCTGACGCCAAGCGCACACAAGCCATTTTGGGCAAGCCTGTGGCGGGCGGCAAGAGCCTGTTCACCGGTGGCGCGTTGGTTCGGGACACGACCCGCGCTTGGTTCCTCACGGGCACCCCGCTGCCGCACGACCCTTCAGATATATGGACAACCATGCGTTCGTCATGCCCGGAACGGCTTTACGCTAACGATCAGCGGGGCTGGCCGGACGTAACCAAGTTCGAAGATTTCCGGCATCGCTACTGCATCGTGCGCATGAAGCAGATCAGCCGGTTCAACAAGATCGCCGTGGTCATCGGCGGGCGCAACGAGAGCGAGCTGCGCGACCGCGTGGGCGACTTCATGCTGCGCCGCGCCCAGAAGGACATTGGCATCCGCCCGTCGGTCTACGAGCTGTTTCCGCTCGTTGTGTCCAACGCTGTGCGCAAGCAAGTGGATGGCGATCTCGACAAGAAAGCTATCCTGAAGGCGGCGGAGGACGGCAACACCAAAGAGCTGGAAATGGAGCTGGGGCCGCTGCGGCGCTTGACCGGCAACATCAAGGCGCAAGCCGTCGTTGAGGCCGTCCGCGACGAGTTCAGCAACGGGCTCAACAAGATCGTGTTGATGTACTGGCACAAAGAGGTCGGCGATCTGTTGGAAGATGGACTGCAACAGTTCGAGCCCCTGCGCATCGACGGTTCGACACCAACTAAAGCCCGCGAGAAATACGAGCTCGCGTTCAGGGGAAACACCAACAACCGCGTGATGCTGGGGCAAATTCAAGCTGCTGGCGAAGCCGTGGACTTTTCATCCGCCAACGAACTGTGGTTCGTCGAGACGTCGTTCTCGCCGAAAGATCAGGCTCAGGCCGCCATGCGGATCACGAATGTCAATCAGACGCGCAACACGTTCGTTCGCGTCTGTTGCATAGAGGGCTCAATCGACGAGGCCCTTCAAGCCTCGTTGTTGAGATTGTGGACAGCTATCAACGGAGTGTTGAAATGATCGAGATCAAGTTCACCCTAGACCCCAAGCTGCCGGTGTACGACCAGCTGTTGGATCACGTCGCGGCATTTTTCCCGCACGACGTCGTGCTCGAAGCGGCGGACGACGAAGAGCCGGTCACGCGCGTCACGCCCGACACCCCGGTCGAGACAGAGCCGACAGAGCCCAAGAAGCGTGGTCGCAAGCCGAAGGAGACCGCAGTCGCCGCCAAGGCGGAAGAGGTTCCCGTGGCGGTTCCGGTGGTGAACGAGCAAGATATGGCGGACGAGGCTGCTGAAGCCGCCAGCGACACGCTCACGCACGACGATGTGCGCGCAGCGGTCGGGGAGTACACGCGCAAGTTCGGCATCGTGGCGGCGCAGAAGGCGATCCCGGCATTGCTTGGAATGCCCATCGCGGAAATCCCCAACGATCAAGAATCCTTGCGTGCGGCGATTGCGGCAATCAAGGACGACATGCTCGAAGTGAAGAAAGCTGCCGACATCGTTGCGAGCGCGGGTTTGTTCGCCGACGAGACCCCGCCTGCGCCGATGAAGGAGGTCACTGAGGCCGACGTGCGCGACGCCTTGATGGCCTATGCCGCCAAGTACGACGTCGATGATAAGATGGCAAACACCCTTATAGATGGTCCGGACATTCTCAAGAAGACTTTCGGTCCTACGGTCTCGGCACTGCGTCTCGTCCCCAAAGATCAGGTTTCGTTGCGCAAGGCTTACGACGCGATCAACGACGCCACCGACAACAACTGGTACAACCGGAAGGTGGTGTCATGACGTACAGAATTACAGTTGACAAACACGTCCCGTTTCCTCCCGAAGAAAAAAAACGTTTGGACAAATACCCGTTCAAAACGATGGAGGTTGGCGACAGCTTCTTCTCACCCAACGTCACTCGTGCGTCGTTAACTTCCGCAGCAAAGTATGCGGGGGACAAACTGGGGTTCACTTTCATCTGCCGCGCAGAAGGCGACCGTGGCGCACGTTGCTGGAGGGAAAAATGACCGTCCATTCAGACAGATACCATGCGGTATGGTCGGCCAGCTCCACCGCCGCCAATTGGACCTGCGCTGGCCGGATGGCGATGGTTTCCATCTCCCCGGACGACAAGAAAAGCATCTACGCTGCGGAAGGCACCGCAGCGCATGAAGTGAGTGAGAAGGCGCTACGCGGCGACAAGGACTGTTCCAAGTTCTTGGGTGAGGTCTACACCATCGACGGTTTTGATGTGGAGATCACCGAAGAGATCGTCGGTTCTGCCCAACGGTACGTTGATTATGTTGTCGCGCAATACGATCCTGAAGCGGGTGACGTGCTTCTCTTGGAAGAGCGCCACTCTCTCGCCCAGCTCGACCCGCCCTTCGATGCTGGTGGCACATGCGACGCCACCATCATCAAGCCGCTCTTGCGCGTGATCGAAGTGATCGACCTCAAGAACGGCAAGGGTATCGTCGAAGTGAACGGCAACAAGCAGACGCGCACCTACGCGCTTCTCGCCTTGCTGAACGCCCCGAAGAAGCTGGTCGATGAGATCGATATGGTCAAAGTGACCATCGTCCAGCCGCGCGCACCCCACAAGGACGGGCGCATCCGCAGCGAGACGTTCCACATCGCGGAGCTGATCGAATGGACAGCGGAATTGATGAAGGCCATGGAGCGGTCCAAACTGGCGTTGGACTCGTTCGAGATTATCAACGGAAGCCGCATACTGTTCGACGCATGGGCGCAAGCCGCCCTGACGCCCGGCAACTGCACCTTCTGTCCAGCGCAGGGCATCTGCCCGGCGCTGCGCAGCAAGGCTCTGACGGTCTCCCCGGAGGTCGCAAGGACGTGGTTTGAAGACGTTACACTGGAGACGCCACCCATGATTTCAAACACGGTTCCGGCACTGTCGCCGGAAGAGCTATCCCACATCCTCGATGGCATTGACATGCTGGAGGATTGGGCGAAGGCGGTGCGCGCCACGGCGCATTCGCTGGCGGAAGGCGGAACAACCATTCCCGGATACAAGCTGGTCGAAAAGATTGGCAATCGGAAGTGGGCCGCCGATGAAGAGAAGGTGGTCGCTGACCTCAAGGCGGTGATCAAACTGACGGAAGACCAGATTTTCTCGAAAAAGCTGTTGTCTCCCGCCGGAATTGAAAAGGTGCTTGGCGCCAAACGCAAGGAGGAGATCGCCAACATGTACCACAAGCCCGTCACCGGGACGAACTTGGTGTCGGAGAAGAAGTCTACCCGCCCGGCCACCAAGGCTAAACTTGAATCTTTCTTTGAAACTGTGAAGGACTGAACATGGAACGCTCATCTGACTTCAAGACCCCGCTCTGCCGTGTCTCGTTTGCCGGGTCTCTCTTCAAGCCACGCGCCCAGCAAGAGGGCGGTGTGGAGAAATACGGCTGTACGCTGATCTTCGACAAGAGCTGCGACCGCAGCGCGCTCGACGCCGCCGTCAAGAGTGTCCTGATCGCCCAATGGGGCGATAAGGGAATTGACCGCGCCAAGGCGGGCTTGATCAAGTCGCCGTTCCTCGACGGCGCGGGCAAGGAAGCCCGCAACAAGAAGACCGGCGAGATCCACCCCGGTTTCGGCCCCGACGTGTTCTTCTTGCGCGTGCAGTCGATCCGTCAGCCGGTGCTGCGCTATCGCTCCGAGCACATCCCCGCCACCGAAGAGGAAATCTACTCCGGTTGCTACGGCAAGGCCGTGCTGAACGCCTTCGCGTGGAATAACCCGCAGAACGGCGACGGCATTTCGTTCGGCATCCAGTTCTTCCAGAAGATCAGCGATGGCGAGCGTCTGGGCGGCTCTGGCGGCGTGGACGCGGCGAAGTGGATGGAAGCGGTGCCGGACGAAGGCGCAGCCCCAGAAGCCACCCGCACCGGCGCTGGCGCCAGTGGTCTGTTCGGTATGTAATCAACCGGCGCGGGGCAACCCGCGCCACCACTCTAGGAGGACACTATGACTGACGGCGTGAACACAACTGACATGATGCGCATTCTCGACCGGATCGAGACGCTGGAGACGGAGAAGAAAGAGATCGCCAAGGACATTGCGGATGTCTGGGCGGAAGCCAAGTCCAAAGGCTTCACGAAGGAGCTGCGCAAGGCCTACGCCATCCGCAAGATGAAGCAGGAAGATCGCGCAGTGCTGGGCGTCTACGTGCAAGCTCTGGGGCTGTTTGACTGATGGGCAATCAACCTTGGTCGGAAGCCGATGTAGCCAAGCTACGCGCGTTAGCGGCGAAGGGGCTGACCTCCCGTGAGATAGCGAAGGAATTGGGCGATGGTTTCTCGCGCAATTCCGTAATCGGCAAAACGCAACGTCTGGGCATCTGGTTGGGCAGACCCAAGCCTTCTGAACCAGAACAGCTGATCGAGCCAGAACCGGTGTTGGAACCTGCGCCAATTCCAACGGCGACGATCCACCACCTCAAAACAAAGACTCGGTATCAGCCGCCTCCGCAGGGGCCGCTGAAGCCGACAGGCAATCAAGCGTTCCTCATGGCGCTGACGTCCAACATGTGCCGCTTTCCGGTCAACGGGGACGGCGAACGGACGTTGTTCTGCGGCGACCCCACGGAAAAGGGATCGTGGTGTTCGGAACATCGTAAGCGTGTCTTCTACCCCAAACCGGGAGTTAAGCGTGATGGGGAAGAGGTCGAGCTTCGAAAGGAATCCAATGGATTTCTACCCGACTCCGGCGCCAGCAGTTTCCGCTTTGGCGCCAAGGTTAAGTAGGAACACCGCTTTCGTCGAACCTTGTGCAGGTGATGGGCGGCTTGCCGACATGCTCGACATGCTGGGCCACACCTGCACCTATGCCTCCGATCTGGAACCTCGCCGCAACGATGTTCGCGTTCTCGATGTCTTGAATCTGAACGAAGTACATTGTTTCGGCGCGGATCTGATCATCACCAACCCGCCGTGGTCACGCGACGTGTTGCACCCCCTCATTTTGCACTGCATCGAGCTGCGGCCAACTTGGTTGTTGTTCGACGCAGACTGGGCTCACACGAGGCAAGCCAGACCTTACTTGGCGTTCTGCGTGGAAATCCGGGCGATAGGGAGGGTCAAGTGGATCGAAAACTCACCTCACACAGGAAAAGACAACTGTGCGTGGTATTTGTTTGACAAAGGGGTAACGTCTTACATAAAGTTCTGTGGGGTTGATAAATGAACGACGAATCGAAGAGCTTGATGGAGATACTAAACGGACTGGCTCCATCTTTGAATAGCGTACCGGTCCAACTAAAGGGGACGACAATGGACATCATCAACGAACGCGAGAAGACTCACGGCCCATACAAGAGCACCGCTGCTTGGAGCCAGTCCCTGAAGGACATGTTCCGCAGCAGTCCCAACTGGGTGAAGATGAACGACGGGCAAAAAGAAGCTTTGGAGATGATCGCATCGAAGCTGGGACGGCTATTGAACGGCGACCACAATTTCGACGATCACTCGATTGACGTGGGTGGCTACGCCAAGCTGTACGCCAGCAGCATTGATCGGAACGCCGAGCCTTCAAAGCTCATGGCGGACCTCGCGCAGACGCTGAACGCCCCTGTGGCGTAAAGATTTCCAGTCGCTTCCGTCGTTCGCGGCGGAAGCGATCAAAGCACTCATGTAAGGGGACAAACATGGACGTGATCGAAGGACTGGTGAGAGAACTGGAATCTGAGAAAGCCAAGCAGTTGGCATGGGCGGCGCACTACGACGAGATGGATCGCAAATTCGAACTTGTCTGCGACGCGCTCTACAAAATTCGCAACCTTGATCCGGCAGAGGAAGAATCTTGCGGCTGGATCGCTAACGAAGCACTGGGGATGGTGGGAAAATGACAAACGCATCGGAAAATCTAAACGGCGTTCACGTCGTCGTTCACGAAACAGAACCGTCGGCCCGCATCTACATGTTCATCGACGGATTGTATACGCATTGGGTTGAATACGATCTTGAGCAGTTGGACAGGCTTATTGAGGTGCTGAACGAAAAGCGAATTGAACTGACGGAGAAAAAAGATGCCACGCACTGAAGTCACGATGGAACACCTTGATCAGTTTATGGATCTTGCCAGACAAATCGGGGATGTGTTGAACGGGCACCCGCTCTACATAGGCCTGAGCGCGCTGACGATGATCGAGGCGCATTTGCTGGTGACCAACGAACATGTGGCGCCAGCGGAGCGCGCAGCCGCGCTGGCGGACGAGCAACTGCGTCAGGCCATCAAATATTTTAGGGTGCTGGAATCGGAACGCATACGGCACTGAAAATTAACACATTTGGGGGATGTGTTAAAAAATCGGGAGATCTTTAACATGACTGACGATCTTGTGAAGCGGCTGCGCGAATATAGGATTGGTTGCGGAATACACTGCTCAGCGTATGACGCACGAGAGCCATTAGATGAGTGCATTGAAGCCGCCGACCGCATTGAGCAGTTGGAGGCGGCTCTTTTTGAGAGCATGGCGCTCAACATTAATTATCATTCTGTTGAGGAAGATGACGGGTATCAATTTACTGAAGCGCCAGCAGTCATCGAAATGGCCCGCAAAGCACTGGAGGGGAAAGATGAACAAGAAGCCTAGCCACCTTGAAATCTACACCACGGTTAAACAGTGGATGAACGATCAACCGGACTTCGCTGTGTTCGTCATCAATGGTCTTCTGGACGGTCTTGCAGCAAACGCGCAAGCTGCTCGAAACGAGCGCAGTGACTGGGAAACCATTGCGTGCATGGCGATGGAGAAGCGGCTGTTCAACGGACACGAAGGGTTTCTGGCGGACAAGATTGAATCCATGAAAAGCACCAACTGCATTCGTTGGGATCACACGGTTGAAACGTTGCGCAAGCGACACCGCAAAGCACTGGAGGGAAAAGATGACCGATGATCTTGTGACACGTTTGCGAAAAGGCGGAAGCTACGAAGTTGACATGGTTGTTATGGAAGAAGCTGCCTACCGCATCGAGAAGCTGGAGGCGGCGCTGCGGGAGATAGCGGCGCTAGGGTTTTGGGACGGCGACAGTGCGATGAATATCGCCAGCAAAGCACTGGAGGGGAAAGATGACTGACGGGGAAGTGGTGGCGTTCTGGTTCGTCGTTGGATTGTTGTGGGTGACACTAATGTGGGGATTGTTCGCATGACCGACTACACAAATCTCAAGATCGAGGATTCAAGGCTGATCAATCGCGTGAAAAATGCGATAGCGGCGGATAATGAAAATGGGCTGTCGTATGGGCGGGAACCCGTTTTAACTTTGGGTGATCTCAGCAAACAATCAGATGCTGAATTGTTGCGGTATCCCGGCATATCGAAGATTGGAGTAGCTCACATCAAGGACGTGTTGGATTCTTATAACATCACCAACCACGCGATACCCAAGATGTTGGACCGCGCCACACTGCGAGACCAATTCGCCATGGCTGCGTTAACAGGTTTACTGGCGAGTTGCAAAACGCATCGCGTGGATATTTACGTGAGAGACGCCTATCAAATGGCCGACGCCATGATGGAAGCAAGGGGGACGATATGACCGGGTATCAATCAAAGAAGGCTCTGTCCGACCGCATGGCGGAAGCCGAGAAGGAAGGCCTTCGCACGCAGAACGAGTGGCAGCTGGGCATGGACAGGCTGCAAAGGGAGATCGACGCATTGAAAGACGAGCGCATGGCGTTGATGTTGGAGATTGACCGGCTGCACAAAAAGCTGGCGGAGCGGGATGTATGAGCCTAATTTTTGACTGGAAGACCGCAATGTGCGGCATAACAAAGGAGACTAACCATGAATAACGAAATCAACAAAGCTTCTGATCTGGAAAACGAACCCAAGATTTTGTTCAGAGGTAAAGATGACGGAACTTACATAATGATTCCGGAATCAGAGACAAAAGACTTGTTCATGGAAGCCTATGAACGTGTTCCCGTTGGACCAATTTATTGGGGTGCGGCTTGGGAGAATCTTCACTTGGGGCAATACCCAGAATATTGGCATCCGTCTGCTGCTATTAAAAAGGACAGTCAATGAGCCTGATCTTTGATTGGGAAACCAGAAGCCCCGCTGATCTGATCAACAGGGGCGTCTACGTCTATGCGGAGCATCCGGAAACGGATGCTCTTCTTGCTTCATTCAAACTGAGCATCGGTGAGAACGAGGTCTTCAACGACGCCACGCGCGCATGGATCGCCGCTGGCGGGCCGCTGAACGTGGTCTGTCGCTGGCGCCGTCCAAACCCCTGCCCCAAGTACCTGCGCGCCTATGTCGAAGCAGGCGGCGAAATCTGCGCGTTCAACGCCGGGTTCGAGCGGCTGATCTGGTGGCATGTCGCGACGCCACGGTATGGCTGGCCCAAGCCAAAGCTGGAACAGTTCCGCTGTACGGCGGTCACGGCGGCGGCCATGGCGCTCCCGCGTTCGCTGGACCGGCTGGGCGACGCCTTGGGGCTCAAGATCAAGAAGGACAAGGCAGGCTCCGGTCTGATCAAGATTCATTCGGTGCCGATGGGCTTCGACCACGAGGGCAAGGCCATCTGGCACCCGCTGGCGGACGATCCAGCCTCGCTGGAGCGCTTCCACGAATATTGCGACATCGACGTGCTGGCGGAGGAAGAGGCGCACAACCGGCTGGTGCCGCTCTCCGATATGGAGATGCAGGTCTATTGGCTGAACGAGCGGATCAATGACCGGGGCCTGCGGATCGACACGCGCTCCGCGTATTCGGCGCTCGATCTGGCGGACGCCGCCAAGGCGAAGATCAACAAGGAGCTGCACGACATCACCAACGGCGCTGTCGCGGCGGTCACGCTGACGGCGCGCATGAAGGAGTGGGTCCACAAGCAGGGCGTCGAGATCGCCGCCATGGATAAGGACGAGATCGACGAGACGCTGCACCTCCAGCTTCCCGACCATGTGCGCCGCGCTCTGGAGCTGCGCATCGAAGGCGGCAAGGCATCGGTGGAGAAGGTGGCGGCGATGCTGCGCTCGACCACCCGCGACGGCACGGTCAAGGGCGTCTTCCTGCACCACGGCGCCGGGCAGACCGGGCGCTTCAGCTCGAAACTTTGCCAGTTACATAATTTGCCTAGGCCAAGAAAAGTGTTTGAAGATGCGCATGTGCGCAGGGATGTTTTGTTTCAGGCGATCAGGACCGGCAATCCTGATACGTTGACCCTTCTTTACGGCGATGAGCTAGGGCGACCTCTGCATTTGATTGCTGATTCGCTGCGCTCGTTCATCTGGGCGGCGCCGGGGCATCGGTTTATCGGCGGCGACTTCAGCTCCATCGAGGGTAGAGTCACTGCTTGGTATGGCAGAGACCAATGGAAGCTCAATGCATATCGCGATCTTGACGCAGGGATAGGTCAAGGCATTTACGAAACGACCGCCGCCGGTATTTACGGAGTGCCCGTGGAAAAGGTCACCAAATCTCAAAGGCAAGTCGGAAAAGTCGCGGAATTGGCCTGCGTAGCTGAGGGTACGGTGGTGTTGACCCATAACGGAGCTAAGGCTATAGAGGAGGTGACTGTTAACGATTTTCTGTGGGATGGTGTGGAATGGGTGAGACATCAAGGCTTGGTAGACCGGGGAATCCGGGAAACTATCAACGTGTGCGGAATAGAAGCAACGCCGGATCATTTGTTTCTGGTGGGGACAATGTGGCTAAAGGCGAGCCATATCGCTTCAAGCAAAAATATCCGCACCCGAATGCTGGAGACAGGTTCGGCTTCCTTACCGTGCTGGGCATGGAGCGCGTTAAAAAAGGCGTCTGCGAACAAAACGTCGTCCGCGTTCAATGTGATTGCGGAGCACCTTCACACACTGTTGCCGACTATAATTTGCGAAACGAAAAAAGCACTCGCTGCAACGCGTGCGCTAAAAAATCCGCAGGGTATTGGCGGAAAGACTTTTATAAATATGCGGCTGTTTGCCCAGATGACGTGCACCGTAGAAGACTGCTTAACAGGCTATCCGCCTGCAAGAACAGGTGCCACAACCCTAAAGACGCAGGGTATTCAAACTACGGCGGGCGCGGCATCACACTTTACGAGCCTTGGCGAACCGATAAGGCCGACTTTTTGCGGTACGTCATGGGGCTTAAAGGCTGGGACGAGCCGCGCCTTGAACTGGATCGGATCGACGTTAATAAAGGCTATCAGCCGGGCAATCTGCGGTTTGTTTCCAGACGAGAAAATAGTCTCAACAAACGATCCGTCAAAGACATGCAGAAACGCATCGCAGAGCTGGAAGCATGTCTACGACATTGCACATGCGGGGCCGCGCAACCGGTTCACGATCATTTCGTCCTCGGGCTTTTTGATTAGCCACAACTGCGGGTTCGGGGGTGGCGCTGGGGCGCTTGCCCGTATGGCTAGATCCAATCGGCTGGACTTAGCTCTCGTCTACCCGACCCTGTGGGACATCACGGACTATGAGGGTCAAGAGAAGGCGGAGCGCCGCTACGCGGAGAACCTGAAGCGCGGCGACGCCACGGCGCAAGCCCTATCGCGTGAGGCGTACCTTGCAGCGGAGCTGATCAAGACGGCGTGGCGCGCAAAGCACCCGGGCACGGTGCAGGCGTGGCGCTCATTGATCGACGCGGCGTTCACCGCCACCCAGAACCCCGGCACGCCAGCGGCGGCCATTGGCCTGCCCTTCGCACGCTACATCGTGGCGCACGGCTTCCTGTGGCTCCAGCTGCCGTCTGGCCGGTGTCTGGCCTATGGGGTGCCGGAGATACGTGACGTCGAGGTGCCGTGGGCGGATAAGGCGCTGGAGCCCGCCAAGCGGGAGAAGCAACCGGCGGTCACGGTGCGCGGGGTCGGCGCCAACAATGCGTGGATGCGCTATCCCCTGAACATCTCGATCTGCTACAACAACTTGGTGCAGGCGACGGCGCGAGACCTTCTCGTCCACGCCATGCTCAATGTCGAGGAAGCAGGCTACCCCGTGAAGATGCACGTCCATGACGAGATCGTCGCCGAATTGCCGAACCATATGGGTTCGGTGCGAGAGTTCGAGGAACTGATGTGCCGGACGCCAAAGTGGGCCGCTGGCCTGCCGGTGGCGGCGGCGGGGTTCACGCTGAAGCGTTATGCGAAAACCTGATTGACAACCCCTTCGATAACGTCATACGTTTGAACGTCATCGAAGGGGAGACAAGATGGTAGATCAATTCCAACTTTTGCTGCTGTGTGGGTTCGCCGTTGGCGTTCTCGTGGGTCCGTTCATCATCGTGGTGCTATTCCACTTGTGGGATATCTACGAGGAATGGCAGTGGCGCCGCACCGTCGCCAAGCTTGAGAAGAAATGGGATAGCCGATGAGGCCGGGATACAACACGAAGTCTGTCACCGTCAGGGTGCCAGCCATTATCTACCATGAAATTCAGAAACGAATGACGGAGGGCGGCGGGCAAACCGAAGTCATTCTGGAGGCGCTGTGCCGCGCTTTCGAAATCAAGAACCCGCGACCACGCAAGACGACAGGGGACAACCATGAAAAAGCCTACAGCCAAAATACCTGAAAACGATCTTCTGATGAAGGAGTTCGCCATCGAGCTGCGAAGAATAGTTACTACTTTTATGGAAGCTAACGCCGAAAAAGATCGGGATGAGCTGGATCAGATTGTCACTATGGTTCCCATCTTTTTTGGAATGTTTGCCATGCAGGAGCATTCTATGTCCCCGGAGAATATAAAGGCCGCGCTGGCGCAGTTTGTTGATATGGGCTGCGGTAAGCTATGGGAAGATATATTGGATAGTTAGAAACGACACAAAAAAAACCCGGCGCAGGGGACACGCGCCGGGTTTAGCGTCTGGGAGGACAACTTGGGGACTGGATCGAGACGAGGCGACCCAATGCGGTACATACAGTGTATTGTTAACGATTGCAAGACAGCATCTATTAGTGGTGTAGGGGAATGAACATGCACCACAAGTCTTCGCGTTTCGTGCAGGAGGCCCCGACTCTTGTGCTCAAGGGTTGGCGACCACTTCCCGGCTATGCCGACACCAAGCGACCGTCGATCAAGAGTTGGCAGACGTACAATTCCCGTCAGTGGGAAGAGGCCGAGCTGCGAGAGATGATGGCTGGGCAAGGTCAGGTTGAGGGCGAGATCGTATGTCTCGCCGTCCAGAAGGAGATCGTCGCCATCGACCTCGATCTGGAAGACGAAGGTATGGCGGCGCACGCGGGCAAATGCGCGCTTCAGTATCTGGGGCTCACCCCGCTCGTGCGCATCGGACGCGAACCCCGAAAGCTCTTGATCTACCGCAACGACGGGACGATCCGGTCCCGCAAGTTGCACCCGATTGAGGTCTTCGCCGGTTCCGGGCAGATTGTCGGGTTCGGCTTTCATGCCAAGGCGCGTCGCGATTATCTGTGGCCCAAGCTGTCGCCGCTCGATCTGGCGGTCGATGACCCCTCCATCCCCATGATCAATCAGCACCAGCTCGACCAGTTCCTGATCGCGTGCTGGGAGAAGATCCCCCGCAAATACGTCGAGCGCACCGACTGGGAACCGCCAGCCTTCATCGGCAACAGCCATGCGGACGACCGAAAACAAGCGTTAGGCCTCGTTAGCCAAAAGGCTAACAGTTTGATCATGGCTCCGGAAGGCACCCGCAACAGCACTCTCTTCGATGCGGCTTATGTCGCGGGGCAGGGCATCGCCGCTGGGCTCGTCGAGCGACACGAAGCGGAGCTGATGCTGATGCAGGCGGCCAGCGCCGCCGGGCTCTCGCCGGAGGAGGCGTTAGCCACAACACGCTCCGGCATCACCAAGGGCGGCCACAACCCGTTCTTCGTCCCCGGCATGTGGTTCGAGAAGCCAGACCACAATGAGACGGTCGTCAGCGCCGTGGTCCACGCCATGAGCACGGATCACAAGGATGTGCATTTCGATGATCTGAAACCCTTCACCTTCCCGCCGTCCCTGATCAAAGGCCTTCTGCCCCGCAACGGCATCGCGTTCATCGGCGGGCAGTCGGGCGCGGGCAAGACCTTCGTCGCCGTCGATCTGGCCGTCGCGCTCACGACCGGCCAGACATTCTTCAATCGGCGCGTCAAGGAGCGCGTCGGCGTCATGTTCGTCGCCGGTGAAGGCGCCGAGACGATCCAGCCTCGCCTCACCATCGCGCGCATGGCGCGCAACGTGGACGGCACCCTGCCCATCGCGTGGACCGCCACCATCCCCGACTTCACCAAACCCGACGAAGTACGCGCCTTCATCTCCAAGCTGCGCTGGACCAATGCGCAGATGATGGACCAGCACGGCGTCCGGCTGGGAGCTATCGTCATCGACACCTTAGCCGCTGTCTTCGCCTTGCAGGACGAGAACGACAATTCTGAGGCGTCCAAAGTGATCCGGGCGATGAAGGTCATCGGCGACGAGCTGGATGTGCTGATGGTCCCCATCCACCATTACGGCAAAGGGGCAGAGACGGGCCTACGGGGCGCTTCGGCGTGGCGTGCAGGGTGTGATGCTGTCCTGTCGATCACGGCTGACAGGAACCAGCTGACGGGCGTCGTCAGCGGTCACAGCTTGTGGCTGGCGAAGAGCCGCGTCGGCGAGGAGGGGCCAGCCGGTGCGTTCAGTTTGAGGACCATGCTGCTAGGCGTCGATGAAGACGGGGACGAGCTGACGTCCTGCTACGTGGTGCCGGAGCTGATGGTGAAGCAGACCGTGGCGACGCGGCGGGAGAATGAGGCGGTGGCGTTGGAGATGTTGGCGGTTGGGCAACATCGGGCGGACCCACGGTCAGAGCATTGGGCAGGGGTGTTGGTGGCCGAAGCACACAGTCTTGATCTGGCAGAACCGAAGCAGTTGGCGCGGGTGAAGGACATTTTGAAGCGCATGTTGGCGGAAGGAAAACTGAAAGAGGTGGTGCGCAATGACGAAAATAGGCGTCCTAGAAAGTACATTGAAGTGGTGAAAAAGGACAACTTGTCTCAAAATGAGGCTGCTCCAGTTGCTGCTCCAGTTGCTGAAAACCCTTGCAACGGTTCTGTTGGAGGTTTGTTCGATTGACAGGTTGTCTTTTTTGATGACTGGAGCAGGACTGGAGCAGGGTTAAGTGTTTGATTTTGTTGAGTTCTGCTCCAGTTAGGGCAACTGGAGCAGACTGGAGCAAAACTGGAGCAAACAGGCCTCAGCAAGTGGCTGCTCCAGTTCGCTCCAGTCTGGCACCCCTTTAGGGGTGCCAACTGGAGCGGAGCGCCTGCGAGGAAAAGAGAAATTAATATAAAACTGAATAAATTGGGGGACAGGTTGTCACTTGGGGCGGCGCGGCGTTCTGGATTTTGAGGGTCGGTTATCGTGAACCCTGAACGAACGAGGGGTTGGTCGGAACGGGGATGCGGCGACCTTTTTAGAATTGGCTTTTTCTAAAGTTCAAAACGTTTTTACGATCTGGAAAAAAGTGACCCAAAAAATTTTGCAACGCTACCATATATAAACCAATGAATTTTTTAATTGCGCAAAAAGGGCGCGGCGTTTTATTCCCACCCCGGCCCCGCGCCGGTCCGGGCAAAAAGTGCTTGAGCATAGCAATAAGCCCCCGTTCCAACGGCGGCAGCGCCCAGCGGCAGGAGCGCCCAGCGGCAGGAGCGCCCTGGCGGCAGCAGCGCCCTGGCGGCAGCAGCGCCCTGGCGGCAGCAGCGCCCTGGCGGCAGCAGCGCCCTGGCGGCAGCAGCGCCCTGGCGGCAGCAGCGCCCTGGCGGCAGCAGCG